ACTTCCTGTATGCCTATCCCATAGGTAAACGCTTCGTAGTAGCCATTGCTGCCCCAAAAGTCAATGAATTGTTGTTTAGTGAAGTCCATAACTAATCTTTTACCCCCCAATTAATGAAGAATGGTTCTACTGGCATAAACTCACGATAAGCTAACCCACCATACGGCTGCACCTTTACACCATTGATATTCATAATTGCTGACAATAGCGATTGATCGTGCCGGCTGCTGACATAGTGTGGATTCTTCGATTCGTTATGATGAAAGCAGTTATTAAACGCACCCTCAATCCACTTATCGAATATCGGTTTTGTCGCAGGGTGGTCGAAGTCGAACACAATGCAACAAGCCATAATCTGATACATCTGCATTACCTGTGTATAATCCCTTAACCCTAACCATGCGATTTGGTGGTCGGGGATATACTTGTGTAACGGATGCCCTTCATTATTCCACGCAACAATACCATGCTCGGCTGCAAGTTGCCACAATGGGTCGGGGTTCTTCATTACCCGGATTGTACTATCGCACCATATTATTTTTCGGTAGCCTAACTCATACGCTTCAGCAACCATTACCGGCTTAAACTGATAAGGCATATTTTGATGGCTCCATGATTCGTAGTTGCTTGACTTTGGCCATTTGCCTTGCAGTATTTTCCTACCCTGGTATTCATCCACATACCCATCCACACTACGCAGGTGAGTGTCATAATCGGGAGCATTGCGATTGATTGAACGGATAAGTCCTAACATCGCTTCATTATAGTTCTCCCTACCTGTGGAGGAAAGGGATGTGATTACCTTGCCCATATTACATTCTCTAAATTGTTAAGTAATTTCTTATGCAATCCGAACCCATTGCAGTAATCTTTAATGAGTTGGAATAGGTCAGCATTGCCATTGTGTTCAATACATACCATTTGTGTACCGGATAGGTTAATCTGTTCAAGTATCTCGAAGTCCATACCTTCCGCATCAATCGAAATGAAATCGAATACCTTGTAGGGGGAGTTCTTGACAAGTGTCTTGTAAGTCCACACCTCTGTCATACGTTCCTTAAACTCCGTGCCATTCCAGCGCTTCATCTCCGATTTCTTAATGGTGGATAATAGCGACACATCGCCCCTGTTCAGATGTGTTCCCATTTCATGGAATGTACAGGTGCCGTCTGCCGTACCGATAGCCACATTGAAGGCTTTAACCTTGTCATTGGGTGGGATTCTGTTGAAGGCATCTTCACTCGGCTCTACAAGCACCCCACCCCAACCCTGTAGCTGCAATGCATAGGTATTTGATAAGGTTACCCCATCATTGGCACCAATGTCCAGGAATGTACCTGCTACATTGAAGTACTGTTCGATTACATCTTGTTCGTTGTTTTGGGAATATCTCATTTGCCGTAGGTTTGGGTGTAGTATTGTTCCGCATTAAATGGAATGTCTTTAGTACCTCTTTCATCCCCAGCAACAAACGCATCCTCTATCTGCTTCTTTTCCATTTCTGCGGCTTGTTCAAATGCTTCAATGATTTTACTCCATTCCTCGTCACTGAATCCATCTAATTTTTTTGGAAACAAATCATTGTATAACCACTCCACCGCTGTCTGTTGTGCCATGTTATTTCTGTTTTAGTTTCTCAATCTCCCGTTCAATATACCATTTCGCTTTCTCCAAATCTTCAATCGGATTGTCAGTCTTTCTCCCTGCCCGTGCAACATACTTGATTACATTCCCCAAGTTGAAGTTCAACCCCCACGCTTCGATTACGTTAATGGCTTCGTAGGTGCCGGAGTGGTAGTAGGGTTCGGGTTGGGTATGTTGTGCTTGGCAATAATAACACGGAACTTCACCTCTTCCAGTAAAATTATTCAATACTCCACTTCCGCCACAATATCTGCAATCTGCCATTACTTATTCGTTCTAAACTGATAATGATACAATTCCTTCTCAATCTTCACCTCTGTCTGCAAAACCTTTGCATTGTGCATCGCAGTAGCGTACAGGTAATCTTCCCCAATCTTAATGTCCTGGAATGGGAACTTAACCGCAATCTCCCTGCGCACAGGTACAATGTGGTTAGGATAGCGATAATAAGCACCGTCTTTGGCCTCATAGCCGTATTCCCTGCTTATGTACCACTTCCTCTCATCCTTGCCGTTGGTGGTCATTATACCGTTAAATACGATTACATCGGGATTCTTTTGGGCTGCTTCGAGAATGTCAGCGATGTAGGTGGGTGCAATCATATCATCATCATCCACGAATACGATGTACTTGCCTGTTGACTTGCCTATAAGATAGTTCCGTTTGCGGCCGGTACTCATAGCCCCATTATCCGATTCGACAATGATTTCAACTTCATCAGTTATCTGAACGGGCAACTTTGCTTTTTGCTGCACTAATTCCTGCAATAGTCTGGTAAGATAACCCTCACGGCCTTGGATAGTGCAGATTAATACACTTAATGTCATACATTCTCATTTGGGAATCCAGCGGCTGACCGCTTAATGTAGGTTTGCTCATCTATGTGGTAATAACCCTGCGTATGCCGTAACTGGGCATCAATCGGCTCCCCAGTCCATGCCGGGTGGTAATGGTCGAAGATGCGCTCGGGGACATATTTCCACTTACCTAATTTCTTCGCAACATCCATAGCCTCGTTATCGCACCACAAAGAAAAGTATTGTGGATGGTAGATATACCCGAATCTTTCATAGTAAGTCCTACCCATTATGCTCATTGTTGGCAGTAGGTGATTTACCCTTCCGTCTGGGAAGTGAATGAACTGGTCAAGATTGTCAGCGAAAGCATTGATTATTTTGATGTCATAACCTGGAACGAGGAATCTCATGTCGTCCGACATATTCACCACTATATCGCCCTTCCATCCTTCCATTCCCCTGTTGATGGCGTGTACCTTACTTTCACTCTTGCCATGTATGAAATAGATATTCGGTTCCCGTTGTAGTTCCAGATAATGGGTAGAGTTCAGCGTTACATCATCATCATCATCTACCGTTATGCCTATTGAGTAATCTGCTTTGTGTGAATATGCCTTAATGGTGGCAATGGCAGCAGTCATTTTTGTTGGCCGGCTGCGTGTAGCGAAGTTGTAGTGTATTTTCATGCGTTCGGTTCGGTTTATACAAAGATAACAAAATTCTTTGCTGAAATCCATCTGCAAGCGACATTTATGTTTTCCACACCCGGTACAAAGTTTCTCAATCGGCAATTGGTGCGGAGTTTGGGTCGGGAATAATTTGGATAATGGTTTGGACCGGTTGTTGGATGTCGGCTTCCACTTTTGTCGGGATGAGTTTCGATGCCAATCGATAAAACTCTGTCGGGTTTGTCTTTGCCCATGCGGTCAGGTTATGCTGATCATCTTCCTGCAATAAATCGAAAGCGGCAGCGAAATGCTCCCGTATTGTTTTGGTAACCTTGTTGGGGGTTCCTTTGGGCCTACCATTCGGGTTGTTAGTATGTCCTTTCTTTGGCACGTTGTACTTACTTGTTGTTTACAAAGTTACCCATAACCACCCGAAAGTACCAAATTTGCACAAAGTTGCACCATATTTGCAGTCAAAACCTTCATAACTCATTGAGTATCAGCCAAAGTTGCAAATTTGCAGTATTTTTGCACCCCACGTATATCTATATAAGGATTAGTATATTAGCATATATAGAGATATAAAATTATTATTACTTGAAATTTGCGCAAAAGTGCAAATTTGCCACCATACGCTATGATTATCAATGGTTTGCATATTTGCAGTGGGTGCAATTATTGCAAATTTGACTGCAATTTTGGGCAATTTACCCGAAGTCACGGCATAAAAAAACCCCCGATTAAGGGGGTCAAGGTTTAGGACTGATTCCAAAGTGTGGGATGTGATTTGTCAAGTTTGGTTTTGGCAAAACCAAATTCAGCAATATCTTTTTTTACCTGCTTTTCTTCTTCTAACCATTTATTAGCTTTCATCCAGAAGTCCTTTTTAATCTCAAAACCATAGCCCTTACGGTTTAATCTTTCAGCAGCTATGAGAGTTGATCCGCTACCTGCTACCGGGTCGATTACAACATCCCCCTGGTCGGTAAATATCTCTATTAAGTTTTTTAATAGTTCTACCGGTTTTTGAGTTGGATGTATCTTTTCGCTTTCGTTATCTCGTGGCCAATCAATGCAGTTAAATATCATTTTACCGTTGTTTCTGAATTTTGGCAGTCTATCACGGTAAAGAACTAACCCATACTCGCAGTTACCTACTATTTTCATATTTGCTTTTAGTACTTGCGCTGAAAAGTTTTTCCTAAATACTAAATTGATGTAATTGTTTAAGCCATACCTTTTTGCAAGTTCGATTAGATACATTTGCTGATCAAATGCGCAAAAAATAATCATGCAAGGCGCTTCGCTTTTTTGCCTTTTTTCTCCTTCTACTTTTTCCTTTTTTGGCTCTGCCCGGAGCATTGTAGAGCAAAAGTGCATAAACTCTGCCGGCCTAAAATCCTCATCCGTGTCAAAGAATGACTTTCCAGCAAGTTCGCTTTCACCGTTTGAATTATCACCATCTTTGTACCATGCAGGATTAGATGCATAGGCATTGTTACCTAAATTGTAAGGGATGTCTGCAATAATTAACTGTGCTTTCGGAATTGCATAACTTTTGTAATTTTGGAAATGGTCTCTGTAAATCATGTTTTTTGTTTTATTGGTTTGTTATTGGTTACATCTTTTCATAAACTCCATGTGCAATGCGCTTAAACATTCGCTGAAAATCCTGCCTTCGCATGGCATCAACAAATCTACGGGGTTTTATATTTAACCTGGTGCAAAGTGCCTCTATTTCCTTCGTATTAAACTTCGCCGGAAGATTATCAACCAACAAACGAAGATCAGTAGGAAGGCCGGATTCATTTTCCTCATAGATTGAACCTAAAATGTGCATGGTTGATTCTGCATACCACCGGTAAAGCTGCCATGCTTGGTCAGCAACCTGACGAGTAACAAGTGGTACCATTGGATTCTGCATGATGGCTATGATATGGCAGAATCGGAAGAAGTACGCTGACATCTTCGCTTCCGTACCCATAACATAGTCCTCAACCGAATTAGCTTTCCTGTCATTGGCATCCTTTCGCTGCTGCCTATAATACTTTGTTAAAATTGGTTTTGCTTCATCTGTTACAATGATTTTACGGGGTGGCTTATCGCCTTTGCTGAATTCCTTATTGTGTTTGTATAGTTCAAAGATTAAATCGCTCCACTCCTGGCACATTGCCCGTGTCGGGGTGAATGGGTCAACTTCTTCCTGCAACTTGATGTAATCGGATTGTACCATGAGAAAACGGGATGCGAACCCTGACTGAATGCGGTCAGCTCCGAATAAATTTTTCAGTCGGGATGGCTGCGTTCCCATCAGCAGGGATATATTAAGGGATTTAACTACCCTTTCCTTCGACCTGTCGGCTCTAATTTGCGTATAACGGCCACCGGAGAATGCTTGGGTAAAGAAGGATATAGAATCGTTATTTGCTTTGTGCGCCCCTGCATTAAGTATAGTTTCCGCTTCATCATGGTACACACCCATACCGCCCTGCTGATCCTGCATTAGTGAGATATAGCCCTCTGTTGTGCCATCAACGGCAAAGGGGTGGAATCGCTTGGGATGTGGTTTGTTGAATGGCTCTTTGCGGCTATTGGCATCTGCTCGTTGCAGGTTCCAGTTCTTTACCTCATCCTCATATTCCTTATCCTCTTTTGCTAACAAGTCCTTCAACGGTGTTTCGCACATCGCTTTAAATGCAGGTGTTTTACCTACAGATACAGGAGCAATCATTAATGCAAATAAGATATTCTTCGTTTCATCCGGAAGGTCGGAAGTAAAGCAGTTGCCGGCAAGCGATGAAATAGTCCATAGTCCTGCCGTTGCAAGGAACTCTGGGTGTAGTGATTTCTCGTTAGCTACTTCGAATAGCGACCTCTGTATTTCCTGTGGAAAAATTTCATAAGGATATGATTTTGTGTCCTTTACGATGCCGATATGTGCAAGTACTTTTTCCCAATCCCTACCTAAATGGTAGAAAAGCATAAACGATGCAGGCAAAGACCATTCAGGGTATTCTTCCTTATTGTGCCAGTTCGGGAAGTTATGCATGCTTGCGGAAAATATAAGCACCCTTTTTGCCGCATGGTACACTTTTGCGCTGATTCCTACAGATGCGCTTCCTTGCCGCCTGTAGGCCCTAAATTTGTCCGCTTTGCGGTAATGGTAGTCAGGTATCGGAAATAGTCCTATAGCAGTTAGAATCGCCTCAAAACTATCTTCTGTGATGTTCTTGTCATAATCGGATAACTGCTGCTCATAGCCTTTAGGGTAGTTGATGGCTTTTTTTGTCGGATCGTAGGCCGGCTTGTACTCATTGAAATACTGACTAACCTCAATTAGGTAGTTGTATTGCTCAACCGTTAATTCCGTTATGTCAGCCATTGACTGGTGAAATTCGGTATAACCAGGTGTAGGGTAGGTGTACACTACCGGGCCGTTGCAGTATAATGCGATAACTTCGTTCCCTTCCGGGTTGGCGGCTAACTGCTGCTTCTTAGGTAGGTGTCGGTAATACATCCACACATGGTACCCCCCGTTGCGGGTTTGCTCTATAAATAGGTTACAGAGTATTTCCGGTGCTTCATTGGTAACGATAGCCATCCACTTGTGGAAAAGTTCTTTGTCCTTCGTGTTCTTCAGGTCAAAATCAAGGCACCCGTAATTATTGCCGGTGAGAATCATTATGCCGTTATCGGATGGCCTCAATGTAAGGTCATCAGGATTTGACCAGTTCCTATGCGAAACGGGTTGTTTCGTTACGCTATCCCATTCTATAGGGATTACTTTGATGCCGATGTCGGTGTATTCGGCATAGATTTGTTTAATCATGTTGGGTTGGTTTTATGTGGTACAAGCGCAATCAAATGCAGGTGTTACTTCGTTTAGGTCTTTGTCTTTAAATAGGTTGTTTTGGGCGATGAATAAAAGTTGTTTAATAGTTACACCGGGAAGGTAAGTTCTGCCACCTGCATTTTCCTCATCTTTTACCCACACCTCTGCAAGTTCGGGATAAGATGCTAATATATTTATAATGGCATTCTTTCCCTTCATAAAGCACAGAGTACAATTACCAAGTATTGAAGGTATTTCTAAATTGTATGGTTTATTTAACCAGTATTCATTAATCATTAATTTTGTTATACCATTATAATATAATGGATATTTATTATGAACTTTTTTAAACTTTTGAACTGCTCTATTAACTCTTAAAGGTTCATCAGCCCTAAAACCGATAAAATTATTAAACTCTCTAATACCTATTGAACGAAGATACCTTTTGCAAGTATTTACTTTCAATTCAATAGTGCAGATTCTTTTCATTCTATTAGGAATGGCTTTATATTTTTTTTCTAATAGTAATGTTTCAAATGGTGTTGCTGAATCTTTGTAAGATATTTTGATTACAGGTATATTTTCGTATGCTTCAAAGTCATGAATAAACTTATAGGTTTTCGGATGCTCTCTGCCTGTGTCGGTAAAAATTACTAAATCACCTGGCTTCCAATAATGGATAACCATGTATGCAGATGTCTTGCCACCGCTAAAGTTAAATATGTTTTTCATGGTTTTTGACTTATATCTCGGTCATTAAGGTAAATTTATGCCTTTAATGAGTTGTAATCTGGTCGTAATTGTGTGTTTGATTATATTTTGGTTTCCAATATTTTATCATTCTTTTTTCTATTTCAAATATCTCATCAACTGTCTTTTCTTTTATGACAAACCACAAGCAATAATTAAAATCCTTTTTTTCATCTCTTAAATGGTCTAATAATCTATTGCAAATGTTTTTTGACATCCCAATATAAACTAATTCATCATCTTTAAATAAATGATATATTCCCTGTTCTCTTGGCATTAATATTTTACCTGTGTTATTGTATAGTTGCTCAACAGAAAAAGGATAGCCAATAAGTAAATCTTTGAAATAAAATGGGGTTTTGCTTATTGATACTAAATATTCATTAAGAACTTCTCTGCCTATCATAAATTTACTATTGAATCAAATATAATGAAGAATTCCTCCGGTGTATGCACGAATTCGTAAATGCCCCCGGCAGCACGTTCCCGTTGCTGCTCAGCTAATTGTTCGGGGCGGGGTTTATCCTTGCCTACTTTTATTTCAATCATTACTGACCGGCCTTTGATCGTAGCCGAAATATCAGCAGTACCCTTCCTCGTTGCGGATGGGATAAACTTACCGTTAATCTGCCGGCCCATCGTATTGATGCGTGTAGCACGGTAGCCAGACCAGTTCAGGAAGTTGATTATGAATGTTGTCAGCCCATTGGACTTCGCAACCACAGGCACCGCCGGCCCGGTGTAGAATCCATCCTTCACCACATTCGGGGTACGTTGTGCGGTGTAGTTGTAATGGGCGGTATTATATCTTATCCGCCATTCGGGGTAGTGTTTCATAACTAATCAAGATATAACGCTCTTTTATTCGGGTTGTCTGAATTGTTCCCAATCTTTGAAGGTAGGGGAAACATTAACTGGAACTGCTTTTCCGGCACCCATGCACCGCCTATGTATCGGTACCATTTGCCGTCTTTAAGCATGGCAGTTGTGTTAAGTCGGATGTCTTTGTTGCGGAGGTATTCGTGGATAGTCATGTTAGTACAAAATTAAGGGGAAGGAGTTACCCTTCCCCGTGTTAATCAAAAAGGCAAAGAATCAGAATAGTCCGGTGTTACAACCTTATTCTCGGCTGTTTGTACCTGCTTATTTTCAGCAGGTGCTTTGAAGTTACCAATGTAGGTAGCTTTGTTTCCGGCTTCCCTTTCATCTTTGGTTTGTTGTACCTGGATGGATCCGATATTCTCATAGCGGTCAGGTACATCATTTACCCAAAGTTTAACATTGAGGTACTTCTTTCCGTTTTTCCCTTCGGTTATTTTTTCCTTTGGGATGTCGCTCAAACAGATTGAGCCATTGTAATAATTAGCCATAAAAAGCCGGATGTCGGGAGCCGGTGCCGTTAAGAGCCATGTATGGGATTCAAACCCATAGACCTCATATTAAATGAGGATGTTATCCAAAGGTGGTATTCATTCCCACTTACATCAACATGGCTGCCGTGCTTATTTCAACCCCATTTTAAATATAACAATTATGCAGACAATACAAGCAATTAAAGAAAAACCTGCTTTGAAATAATTTTTGTTTTCTTCTGCTCTTCTATAACCTACATAATTGAATATAAATAATATTGAAAATATTATACACACAATTATTTCTCCCATAACTTTTCTATTTAAGCGTTACCGCTACCGATGTGGTAGAAGATTTCGCAGGTGGATAATGTGTTTCAAGTTCGCCTGTGTAATCAACAGTTAATTTACCATTGCTATCTTCAGTTACATTTGGAATCATACTGACCGCACCTCCTGTAGGTAATGCTTTTAGATATGATTCAAGTGCCTTAATTTTTTCTTCTAATTTTTCCTTTTGTTGGTAAAGTTCTATAAGTTGACTGCAGCCACACTCACTATAATCATACTTAACCCCCGTTTCTCTAATATCTACCTTTGCGGTGTGATACTGAAATGATTTGCCGTGCTTCTGTGCTTCATCTAGGAGGATTGCTTTGTACGGTTCAAGTCCGGTGAGTTGCTTAATTACTTCCTCCGCTGACTTTAATCGGAGATGCAGTTC